GTCCGCCGACTCGCGGAGTCCGCTATTTACTTTCGAGATGTTTCCACCTGTGATTTCAATGCGATCTCCATCACGCCAAGTTACGGGATCAACGAAGCAGGCATAATATTCAGCTGTGATACCTTTTGACCAATCCATAGCTTACTCCGTTTCGTCTTCTTCAAAGATTCCGTACAGATAGTTACCGCTTTCGTCCATAAGCGCATCGCTGTTCTCATCCAGGATTCGATATGTTCCGGGAATAAAGTCGACGTATTTCACGCCGTCATTCTGCACGGGATCTACGCGTGTGATATCAAAGGTAAACGACGGAAGCTTGCTCTGCTTTCCAACGCTCCTCTGCTCCTTAACATCGATGTTGCAGGTAAAGTTCGAGCCGTCTTTCGTCCTCACATGGCAAATGCCTTCAAACACCGCAAGCCGTCTGATTGACCGAATCATATCTTGGTCGGATGTAGCGACCGCAACGGACCCGATCGAGCCTGTGCGTCTCACGCCTGCGTTCCAGTCGCCTTGAATTGACCCACCAAGATATTTGGTTTCAACAAAATCCTTTTCCCACGAGTGCGTAACATCGATGTTATATTCCAACATGATACGATCACCATCAAAGTCGATAATGGCATAGTCAATATCTAAAATATCGCCCTCATCCTCGCCCAAGTCAATCCATGCAAGCGTATTGTCTTCGGTGATGTAGTCACCGTTTGATGTGCGATACACGATACGATGCCCGCCGTATTCGCCAATGGTTGGAAATGGGTCGACATATTGCGTATCAAATTCCGCACCAATCACGAGCGGAACTGGCTTATCAGCTGACAGGCGGTAAATATCAATCACGTCGCCTTCGCCTGCTCCGGCCGGTTTTGGAAGGTCGATGACTGCATAGCCATCTTCCGTATTCATCTCAACCGTAGCAAGTGGCATGATTGCCTGATGCGACCAATGGACTTCAAATTCAAGCGTCGCCGCTGCAGTTCTGCTCATATCGTCCTTCACGATAGCGACGATTCGATATTTCGCCCCATCATCCAAAAAACCACGGAGCATATCATTAGTGATGGTAATCTGCCCCTCGCCTGTCTGCGTGTAATCAAATACAACCTCGCCTTCGAATCCGTTAAAGTCGTTTTCATCAGGACGCGTCAACCGATACGGCCTTGCGCGCTCAATCGCAAGCATAGTCGTTCCGTTTTCGTCTGCCCCAACAACCGTCACTGTCATTGGCATCTCTCGGAGCGCATCGACCGTACGTGTATCGAGCGTCACATCGTCCTCAGTGATAGTCATCTGTACAAGTGATGTCTGACTGATCGTGCACGTCAGCTGCGGCGCGATCGCAATCGGTGTCGGGTCACTCCATGCGGAGATAAGACCGCTTGTCGATACGACACGGACGCAAAGATTGTATGTCTCGCCATAATTCCAACCTAAGTCAGATGCATAGAGCGCGATATTCTGTGCCGTTTCCGTATGAGCGATCACTTCGCCATATGTCACACCCTCACCATCAATGGTTGCTGTGCAGATTTCCGCGTAACCCTGTGTGGACGTATCTGTCACAACATATCCCCATGACGCGGTGGTGAATCCATTTGCATCGATGACAGGCTCGGACAAGACCATGATTGGCTTTTCGGGTGTTGCTGATAAGTCAGCGATCGCAGTGTTGGAATAAGGACTGTAAACCTTGTTCTTTAGGCCGCGCGCCCTGAAGTACCAAGTCTTGCCACTTTCCAAACCTGATACAATCCATCGGTTCGCAAGAACGTCAATGTCGTATGTATCGGGCTCGTTCGTGCTTTCCCAAGCAGACTCATCATCTGACCAAGACAGTTCAACGCCCTCACATCCATCCCATTCGTTTGCCCATGCCAGGATAATGTCGCCAGTGGTCGTAGATTGTTCGACCGTCAGCTCAGACGGAGCGACAGGCGTGTCAGGCACATCACTCAAATCAATCGACACGATATCTGACCAATTCGAATAATACTTATCATTCCCATTCTGATAAATCTGGCGCAGACGGATATACCACTTCTTTGCGTCCAGTCCGCTGATGTACCAGCTTGGTGCCTTCGTCTCGACATCGTATGAACTCGGCTCATCCGTGCTTGACCATGCATGGATATCGTCCGACCATGTTATCTGCATGCCTGTTGCCTGATTCCATGTATATTTCCAAGATACAAGCACCTGCTCTGCGATATCTGACTTTGCTACTGTGATATTGGTTGGAGCGTTGCCTGTTGCGACCGCAGTCTCCTGCGTCACTGGAATCGTCCATTTGTACCACACGACATTCGACTCCATGCTTCCGCGATTCTGCGAATTAAGAAATGCCTGCGCGCCAATCTGTATGGATGTGTTTTTACCCCAGTTTGGGCATTTAAACGTCTTTTCATCGACGCCGTGCGCCATCGTTCCAAGCAACGTCGCTTTTGCCTTGTTGTTTGTCCGATAGAATATCTTGAGATAGGAGTTATCGATGCTGGAATTATTCCGCACGGAGACAGTCACGGTATACGCTTTATCGTCCTTTTCTACTTCGATATCGGACGGCGCAGACAGCTTGCCTTTAAGGATGATAACAGGTGCGCTCGGCGACGGCCTTGAATCATGCGACGTTACAACTCGCGCATACAGATTCTCGTCAAAACCTAACGTCTGGTCGACGATAAATTTTGCCTTATCGACACCTTTTGTATCTTTGGACGATACTGCGTCAACCCATGTTGGATTGTACGGCAACATCGCGCCATCAGGCGATGCGATAACGTATTGGACTGTGGTCTTATCGATTGGACGTGTTGATTTCTCTGCCGCCTTCCAAGCCATAATGACATCGTAACCGATTGCTCGTTTTGTTGGCTTGTGAAATGTGATGACTGGCGCGTTAGGTTTGGCAAAAACATGCTTTACAGTCACCCATTGTTTGTCATTGCCTTCTCCTGCTACACCTCTTGCCCGCACTCGAAGCCAACGCGTATAAGACGATGCTGTTAATGCAGCAGTATCTTCTTCAAAGTCCAGCTTTCCAGTCGCGCCTGACGTGCCGGATCTTGCTTTCTTCCAATCTGCTTTTGTGCCTTCTTTAACCAGAATAGTCTCGTATCGGCAACCAGAAAAAGGCTTTTTGTCGGTATGATCATAGTCGACTTCCCAGCTGAATGTTGTCATGTTCCAAAACTCGTCATTAAAAGATTCGGTGACCTTTGGCTTGTTTGGAAGTCCGAGTGCCATCGTGCAATCTTCCCAATCCGACCATCCAGGCTTATGCTTTTTCTTCTTCTTACCCGTGCCGGTTGTATAGTTTTTTCGATTACCCTTAACACGAAACTGTACAGCATTCAGCGTCGGCTTTTTAGCTGTTGGAAAGAACTTGTTCGCTTCAAGTGTGATAGCCTTACTGGTGGTCGATTTGCCGACAGCGACATTATGCCACTTGCTCCACTTGCCACTCTCTTTCAAGCGATACTCCAGCTTCTGTCCGTTGCCGTAGTCTACATCTCCGCATTTCCACTCAAATGTAAATTTTAAGTTGTTCCTCGTTATTGATAAGCCAGTTGGCTTGCTTGACTTTGCCATCTACGCCATCCTCGCTTGCATTTTCATTCTTCTGATAAACCTTGTTGCCCATTCTTCGGGATTCTCCGCACCGTTGACCGTCATGTTCACGTTAAACGTCATGCCGTTCGATGCTTCTTCGATATCTCGCAACAGCGCTTCGCGTCCATACAAGATTTCATCGTCATGTTCACCTGCTCCAAACAATGTCGCTCCAGTAAATAAATACGGGCTTGACTCTGCCACGCGATACCAGGATGTGGATACGGTTGGAGTCGTGCCTTTTTCTGCATCAAACTTGCCCGACATGGAAAAGTGCGGAACTGCAATGTGATGATTGAAGCTGAATGTCGTTCCGCTGAATGCCGATTTGAGCGAGCTGATTCCAGATCGCGCCGCAGACAGAGTATTGTTCATCGCCGTCCGCATGCTCGATGCGAGATTCAGACGTTTAAATGCTGACCCAATCTGCGAGATTGACTTGGAACCCGAAGAGCCAAATTTTGACATGCTTGATGTAATCGTCGCGCTTGTGCTTTGTAACTTCTTCATGCTCGATGCAAGTGAATTAATTTTACTTGCACCTGCGCCTGCCTGCTGAGCGGCTTTCGTGACTTTGGAGACGCCACCTGCAACACTTGCCATTGTTCCGGCAAGGTCAAAGACGTTCGTGTCTTTCGTCAACCTAATCACTGCGCTTGCAAGTCGGTCGAAACCCGTGCCTGCGTTTAATGCCGCACGACCAATGCTGTCAAACACGCCTGCAAGTGAATTTAGTACGCCCTGCACGCCACCCGATATCGCATTGATAACGCTGGTGATACCATTGGAAATCGTGTTAATGACACCACTGACCGTGCTCCCAATGTTGGATACAATGCTATTAATTGAACCTGCATTGGAAGATATGACGGAAACAAGATTCGTGACTGCACTGACGACTTTTGCGATACCACTGCATGCAAGATTAATGCCTGCTCCAATCCCGAGCATCGCCGCGCCAAACACGCCGATTCCGAGTGCGCCTGCAGTAAGTGCCGGGCCGAGTGCCGCTGTCACTGCCATTAGTCCAACGATACCTGCACCCATTCCCGCAAGCACTGCGATTGCGGGCCCGCCTGCTGCTGTAACGCTGATTGCCGCATTAGCTAATGTCGAAATAGCCTGCGCTATAAGCCAGATAGATGCGCCGACCGCTACCAGCTGGAGAGCACTGCCCGCCATCGTGCTGAATGACGCACCTGCCGTTGCGACTGGTGCCGCCGCCGTCGCAGCCGCTCCGCCTAATTTACCGACCTGCCCAGCGATGTTTCCAATACCACCTGCGATGGTCGAGATTCCGCCAAGCACCTTGCCGCCGATCGCTAAGACAGGACCTGCAACCGCTGCAAGGCCAGCAACCTTGATTATCAAGTCCTGCATCTCAGGAGATAACCCGCTCCAAGCTTCGGATAGCTTTGACACCCCATCGCTGACGGACGACATGATGTCTGACAGAGCAGGACCTGCCGCCTCGACAATCTCCGCGCCGAGACTCTTTAATTCATTCAGCGTGGTCGTAAATGAATCCATCGGGTCTAACGTGCCTTCGAATGTATCGTTCACGCTTCCTTCGAAGTCTCCAAGGCTCGATGAAAAGTCGGAAAGATTCAGTGTGCCGTTTGATACGGCATTCTCGATCGCGCCACCTGCACGACTTCCAAATAGCTCATACGCCGCCGCCAATTTATCAGATTCTGATGCATTACTGCCCATCGTCTGCTCAAAGTCAGACAGTGCCTGGTCGAGCGTCTTCCCGTCGCCCGCCGCATTCTTCATGGCGGTCTTAAGGCCCATCATGGCGGTTGATGTATCAAGACCTGCCATCGATGCCGAGCCTAAAAACGATGCTGATTCTTCCGCCGACAATCCCATTTCCTGGAACTGTTTTGCATTCGCGGCAACCTGGTCGGCAAGCGCTCCAACGTCAACGCCTGTCTGTTGGCCAACCGTATTGAGCGCATCGAGCATCCGTCCTGCGTCCTGCGCGCCGAGACCAAAACCGGCAAGCATTTTGCTGACGGAATCGACCGAATTGGATACGTCTTGGTCATTTAGTGCCGCGAATTTGACGAATCTACCTGACAAATCTTCCAACGCATCGCCAGTGACGCCGAATCGTGTATTGACTTCACCGATTGCCGCGCCAGCTGTAGAAAAGTCAGTCGGAATGCTTGTCGTGAGATTGTTCAGAATCCCGTGCATGCTTTCCAAAGCATCGCCCGACGCACCTGTTTTTGTGACGATGGTATCGAGTCCGTCATCAACTTCCTTCCACGCGGCAACAGACGCAGTGCCAATGGCAACGATTGGAGCGGTGACGGACTTGGAAAGCGCAGCCCCTGCACCAGTCATCTTCTCGCCCATCGACTTGGACATATTCTGTCCAGCTGTCTCTCCTGCTTTTGTACCTGCCTGCCCTGCGCTATTGGTCAGGTCATTTGTTATTTTCTCCTGTGCTCCTGCCAGCACTGGAGTGACTGTAATCGTCGCTTGAGCTATTTCTGGCATGTTGCACCCTCTTTTCTTTCATCCATTTGCGCAATTCAGCTGGCGGTAAGCCTTTGGAACCGATGCGTTTTTCGTCCTCTCTCGGACGTTCATTTGGTCTCGGATACGATTTCGGCTCTTTGGCTGGTTTGTTCGAACCTATCGCCACAAGATTGGCGTTGATTCGCGCCAAGATATCATAAATATCTGCCAGAATTGCATTTGTTTTTGTTGTTGTCGCCCACTCTGATACCTTGCGATCGTCTTCACGCATAAGCGCAGAGTCAAGCCTTAAGTTACTCAAAAAAGAATCGAGCGCATCCCATGAAAGAGTGCGCCCGATATCTCTGATTTGATAGCCTGTCTTTGTCAACAGGTCATATTCGATCGCCTTGCGATGGTCTTTTACAAACTGCGCAAGGCCTACGATTCCCCCGTGGTCATTGCAACCCCAGATTCTTTTTTCCAAGCTTCGACGATGGAGTTGTACTGGTCGATGGTAAGTGGCTTTAAAACCTTCACCGGAATGTATTTCTGCATGAACGCTCTTGTGCCTTCCGCAGATTCTAAGGTACTTGCCTCATCAAAGGTCAATGAGCCCATAAGCGGCACATTGTATGATTTATCGCCAATAACGACCTCCAACACCTTCGTGTTTACTTCCTGCTCCAATACAAATTTACCCATCTTACTCTCCCTTTTTATTTATGCGCTTACGCCTTCATCCACGATCATCTGGAAACCGTCGCCCAGTGCGGTTACGGTCGGAATCCAGTTAATTGCATTATTCGGCGCAAAGCTGACATTATCAACTGCTGTAACCTGACCATGAGTGCATCCGATCGCGATCATGGCGTCTCCGTCTTTCATCAGCCACAGGAACGCTTCTTCTTCCGGAAGCTCTGCGTCGGAAAGATTGACGTTGATAAGCTTGCCATGATCAGTTGTAGCCGCAGTAGTGGTCACATTATCAGCACCAACGACTGTCTTGAGTGCTTCCTCTACTGTATCCATGATCGGCGCCTGAATCGTCTCAGTATGCTCCGTCATAATGACACGCTTAATCACATTCGCCCAGTTTCTCAACACGGTCGTGCTTTTGTCTGTTGCGAGAGTTATGCCTGCGTCGGATACGTCTCCGACTAACTTCCAAGCCGTGTCTAATTCTTCTGCCGGATAGGTTGGCAGAGCCGTACCTGCCGGAGCGTGGTAAAACATGCCGGTTGCAAGACCGGTTCCAAGTTTTGTATCCATATGTTACCTCCGTTTAATATAACTCATGATTCCAACGAGTTCGTCCTCGTTTTCATCCATGATCCTGTTTGATTCTTCATCCGTCAGATATGCCGGATGGTCAATATAAACCTTTTCCTGATGCGCAGTGATAGCCAATCGAGCCGAGCACATTGCCAAGTCGGGCCGTACAGGGTCAACGCCCCATGAGCCGGACGAATTAACGACCATATGCCGAATCGCCGTCATCTGCGACTTTGCGACCTGTTCCAAGATAGCTTTTGTGAGATTGAGATAATCAAGTGCTTCTGCTTCTGTTTCGGCACGCGTATCTAGCACTACTTCAAATGTGTCGATAGTCTGCGAGACTGTGCCACCCACCTGCGTGATAAGCACGTGCGGGAGCATATAATCCTTTGGAAGCGGACGGCAATACGCGTTCAGATTAAAGCCGCTTAATGCTTTTCGAATTTCATCCTCGATATCAATATCTTTGTTCAATATCATCCTGTCACCGCCTTCGATAAAATCTTGTTTTCCGCTTCTTCTTTTGCAGACTCTTCGTCATTTGCAACGACACGACCAATCGGTCTGGTTACGCCGTATGCGTTATCCTGGAATCGCGGTTCGTTTGCCATTTCCACGTGGAATCCTGAACCGTTCTGCAGATACGACGTGGCGCGTGCGGCGATCTTTTCCGCTTCGCCCTGCACCTGCCCAGATAATCCCTGCAGGCATTCCGCGAAGCCAGCCGAATTAAATTTAATTCCAATCTGCGTACTCATCCTGCCCACCTCGTTATGTTCAGCTGAACATGACTAACTCGACCTGTCGCACTCATCCACGCTTTTGGCTCGCCATTAATCGTGTAGACGTTTCCATCAAAGCCAATACGGTCGCCTGCCTGCACATCTGTGTCAGGTGGTAAATATACCGTATATCCCTCATTGATTCCAAGCACGCGCCCATCTTGGGACAGACCTGTTGTGGATGGTTGAACAGAACAGTTGGAGATGGTTGTTTCTGTCGCATTGTTCCAATCAAAAACGGCTGAGCCTCTGGCTTCGCGTGTTCCAGGTCGGATAATGGTTATTTCTTGTGTGCACCACGATGGAATTGCCATTAGAACACCCCCTGAACGCGATAAGCCTGCAGGACTTCTTTGTTATCATCTGCAAGCGCGGTCGCTCTTGATGTGTTTGCCCATGTTGCGTTGTACGTGATTGATACACCGCCTGCAGTCTCGGACTGTACGCCAGAAGTGGACGCCATCGCATGTGTGACTCGATGCGCGATCAGCTCTTTCAGACCGCTCATAAGTGCTTCTGGTACGCCTGCGACATATTCCACGACAATCGGAGTGTGTTTCAGTATGCGATAGCAATTAAGTCCAATCACTCGCAGGATTCCGTTAGGTTCGAGCACGTATGAATCGTGTGGCGTTCCATTAATCATCAGAGATGTGATTTCACTGACATATTTAGCCGGAAGCTGAATCATAACGCCACCGTCCACCTCCGAAACGCGTGCGTCATAAAAAGTTGATTCAAATCTGCACGCTTCCGGCGGATAAACATGCCAGTTGCAGTAGTTTCGCACAGCTGAAGTCGCCGCAGAGATATTTCGCGCAGAGCGTCCGTCAGTCGCGTATTTATTGGCAGTGAACTCATCATATTCGTCTTTCGTGAGCATATCGGGCATTTCGTCGATATCTACCAACGCATACCCCCAATTTGTCATTAAACTCATTTGGACTTCACCGCCTTGCGCTTATTCTCGGTCTTTTTCACTGCTTTGTCAGCCGGCTCGACCGCCTTTTTCACTTCGACAGCACCTTCCGGCTGAGTGCCTTCTTCAAACTGGTACTGTCTACCATTTACAATATAATCTTTCAGCATGGTTCTCACCGCCTTTCAAATAAAGGGGAGAGCCGAAGCCCTCCCTGCTCAATGCATCATATTAGGTTGTCGCCTTTGTGAGGACCTTGAAGCCCGCAGGACGTCTAACAGCAAGCTCGATGCGCTCTTCTGCCCTAATCGTCATAAGGTTCTTAACGAAGTCGTCCTCGTTTGTGTTTGTGGAAGCGACGCTCACGCCGCCGTTCTGAACCACGGAGCCGCAAGTCTTGTACGCGCCGATCGCAAACTTGTTCGCCGCAATCGCTGTGGTCACGCATACCGGGATACCCCAAAGATTCGGTACGTTCTGAGAGCCGAAAGGACCACCGCCGAAGTATTCATTCGCTGTAGTCTTGAGTGTGCGGATCTTGAACCAGTCAGCAGGGTTCAGTGCGATAGCATCAGCCGGATAACCGGACGCAATCTGCACGTCCATAGCAGCCTTGAGGATCTCATCGCAGACATCAAGATAAGTGGCTGCAGCTGTAATGTTACCTGTTCCGATGCCGGAAGTGCCGAGCAGTTTTGCAACGAGATAGTTCTGCTCTTTCAGGCCCAAGGCGTAAAGCAGTCTGCCGTTGATCGCGCTGGCCAGGAACGCATAGTCGTTGATGTATTCCTCAGATTCTCTGATGAACTCCGTAATCTTTGTCAGAGAAACAGTCTTCGGAGTAGGGTCTGCAAAGTGGACCTGTGACTTCTTCTCACCTTCAGCGGTGACTGCGGGCTCGCCTTCCATTGCGCCCTCCACCAGATACACCAGTGTAGAGCCGGAAATGGTCTCAGCGCCGAAAAGATCGCGGATCACCAGCGGGGTGCGGGCTGCCGTGACAACGTTTCTGTCAAAGGTTGTCGCAAAATCTACAGCTCCAGCGGGGCTCATCTGTACATCGCTTGCCGCCTTTACGAAGTCGGGCGCGATGATGCTGAATCCTTCGCGAGTCGCAATCCTTCCTTTCTGGCGCACGACGTTTGCAAAATGTTCGCCGAGGCTCTTGGCCTGCATCGGCTTCTCGGGATTCTTCTCACCGGGTGTTCCGATCGTGTTCAGAATATTCTCTGCGTCAGCTGCAGCCTTGAGCTTTTCCTGGAGCTCCTGCACCTTGTCGATTGCTTCCTGGAGATCGGCCGCAGACTTCTCTCCCTTCTCGACTGCCTTCTTTACGTTTGTGAGAGTTTCAATTGCTTCTTTAAGCTTTTCTTTGAGATTCATTTTGAATCCTCCTTATTGCGTTATGATCAGCTCCATTCAGGAGTTGATAAGGTCGTTAGCTTCTTTCAGAAGAGCCTCCAGTTTCTTTTGCTCCTCGTCGTTGGCAGGGTCCTGCTCCTCCGACTTGGCACCCGAATCCTTCGGATCTTCCTCTATATCCTCAAGCTCTCCAAGCACACCTTGTAAGAGCGTGATGGCTTCTCTGATAGCGTCGGCATCCTTTTGACTGTTGCGCCTTCCTGCTTTGACATCTACGACGCCTGCATCATCATTGGCAGGTACGCATACGCAGGAGATCTCATAAAGATCCAACTCTCTCAGCTCGTTCGCTTTTGTCCCATCCTCCAAAGTAACTAAGCCATTTTCCAAAACGTCATACGCAAAGCTGAATCTAGACAGGCGCCCGTCCTTATACAGATTTCTGACGCGCTGAGCCTCTTCTGTATCGTCAAATGACGCAAAAAAATGGAGGCCTTTTTCGTCCTCCTCTGCATCGGCTGTGCCGATATATGACTGCAAGTTGTCCATTTGGTGCGCCCACAAAAGCGGGATTCCTTTTCCACCATTCCAGCGCTCTTTCAATGTGTTTGTAAAAGCGCCTTCTCGGACGACATCTCCATAGCTATCAGGTCGCTTAATCCATGTGCTCGCATAACCTTCAATCGAGCCGTTGCCAGCATCGTCATATTTGACATTAAACTCTTTATATTGCATATCTGCCTCCTAATCTATCGTGATGATAATCTCTGTCGAACAGTTGCATCCGCAGGTCGTATCTGGATCTCCGTTCTCATCCCCAGGCCAATAGCAACCATTAGAAAACGCCTGGTCAATTGGCACTGTCTCGCCATTCATCATGGCGTGTTCCTGTCTTGGGTTCTCGCCAGTCACCCATCTTTTTTCGACCGTCTTGTGAATACCCTGTTGCTCTGCCTGCTGTGGAGCTTCTTTTGTTACCGCCCACCCGGCGACGCCGATTGCAAGCGCTCTTCCAAGCAGTTTTGCATTGGAGTTCTCGCGCTCTTCGAACACATCAGCTGGCGTTTTAGACTCTTCTTCGTCCTCATCATCCTCATCCGCATCCATCACGGCTTCCAAACGACGCCTTGTTGCTTCGTTGATCGCTTTCGCACGACCTTCTGCCATTGCTCGGAGATATTTACGCGTCTGTTCGGTATTGTATTTCGCCCCGATCGCGCGCGCCGCCTCTGCTCCATGCGCATCTCCAATGTCATTCATGACAGGCACGATGTCGTCCGCGAGTTCGTCATTCCATCTGTCCTCATCCCACCAGCGCGCCGACTTTGCACCGAGCTTCGGAAGGACCGAGTCTGCCTGACGTTTGAAAAACTTACTCATGACGTCTGCCATACGCTTTTCTTCTTCTTTGGTCGAGCGCCCCTTGATTCGGATTGCATCGGATTTACAATGCACGCATCCGCATGCTTCTTGTGGTTCCTGCACCGCCATTGGCTCCTGCTCTTCCATATGCGTATCCTGCGGAGAGGATTGACCGCCTTCCAACACATTCAACGGTACGATTAATTCGTCACCGCCTTCAATCGGCGGAAGGTTGTTGTCCGCTCTGGCTTCGTTTCTCGTAAGCCACGGACCGCCGACGGACGCCTGCAGAATGCTTGCGCGCTCCTCAAACGAGCCTTTTAACTTCTCCGTCAAGTCAAACTCCACATACAAGTCAGAATCTGCGCCAATCATCGGAAGTAAAAAGCTGTTAATGCGCTGTTGGAGCATCTGCAAGACAGGTCCAAGGCATTCCGCATAAAGTGCCCTTGCATTATCTTTACTTGATGCATACGTCTGCGTATCCGAATGCCATACAAGCGATGGATTGATTCCATATGCAGCCGCGACAGATTCGCGCGACAATTTGACCGAGGATGCCCATTCTGCCTCTTTAAAGGACGTGCTAAACGGCTTGATTTCCATGCCGTCCTCAAGCACGGGAATGGAACCCGCTTTTGAGCCACCCGACCCCCATGATTCACGGAATGCCGTTACGAATCTCTTCCGCGCTTCATCATCCCACGGCTGAACATTCGCAGGACGGATAATCTGAGCATTCAAGCGACCAGATGAATGCCACAACTGTTTTCGGAAGTTTCCGGCCTCAATCTGCTCCTGCAATGTCTGACGCAGGCCGCTTATCGGAGAGATGTACCCGCCTGGATTTCCGGGCGAATAGGTCTTGAACTGAACAAATTCTTCGCGCGGGATATCAAATGCAGCTCCATTTGATGTCGCAACCCTGATGCTCTTTGCGGAATAAGCGTTCTTGCTTTCCGTCTGAATAATCCATTCGCTTGGAACGATTCGCATCTGATAACCCGAGTCGCTGTCGGCGTCAGGAAGGACCCAGACATAGACTGTTCCAAAGACAAAGTATTCCAACGCGAGCGCCCTAATAAATTCAAATTCAGTCTGGTCTTCATTCGGAATCCATAAAAGCTTCGCCGCCACGCTGTCCCTATCTCTTTTTCTGTCTGTCTCATCGCTCCGTTTGTAGACTTTTAACGGCAATTGCGCGATGGAATTGCTCAAGAAGTCAACAACCGCCTTGAGATTATCCTGCGATGCATATAACTGCCTTGCCGTATAGTCTAAAACTCGTGTCGGCGCATCGCCACTAATGTTATAAAAATGCACATTCGGGCGGAACATCATCCGCCACCGCTCTCGTATACTAGGCATTCATTCCGCCTCCGTTTTCAAATAAAAACGACGTCCGCTCCAGATGCGTACGCCGATTCATAAATCTTTGTATCTTTTTGTATCTGCGTTGCTGCCGCAAACGCGACAAAGCAAGCGAAAAGCGGAGCAATATCGTCCGGGCTCTTAACGCGGTCCGGCAACTCAATCCCACCGCCAATATTCCTCAATTGCATTGTCTTACCGGGCATATTAAGCACCGGCTGGTCAAGATGATAAACCCTAACGCCACCGCGTGAATCATCCCCGCATGCAGTGATTGCATCATAAAACCTGCCCCAACCATTCGTTAATTCCTTACCCTCGATCGGGATCCTGTTCACGCCATGAATCGTGCAGATTTGTTCTGCCAATCCAGAAGCGGGTGCGCCGCGGGATTGGAACGCAAGATTCATCGGGTTTTTCATCGTGCGCGCTCTGAACCAATCTTCCACCCAAGCCGTACCGACTCGCCTTGCCACGACCTCGATATGATAGTTCCCATCTTCTCGCATCCCACAGACCGCAATCGACGCCCAACGTCTGTCCTGTGATAAGTCTAAGCCAAAGAATAATTCTGATTCCGGCGCGATGCTTGAGCTGATATCGAGTCCACCTTCCCATGCTCCGTCTGGGAATGGGTTCGGGAGAATGGTCTCGACCTGCTGGCACATACATTCTGAACGAAACTTGTTATCAGGAAACGTGGAGCGGTTGGAAAGCAACGCCCGTTCCGTCAGATATCCGTATCCGAGCGCAGGGTTTGCTTGCGCAAGTGCTTCCATATCGTCCGTCTCTGCATCATCCGGCGCGGACCATTCGAACAGGCCGAGCGTCGAATCGTCCACATCCCCGCCGAAGTCGTCAGCTGACTTACCCTCAATGATAGCAATGGCCTGCGAACGCAACTGCCTCAATACGACCGAATCAGGATCTCCTGCGTTACTGAAGCACACTACAAGTCCATTCGGTTTTGCATTTGTTGAAGCAACCGCTGCAGACCACGTTTCCCAGTCACGCTGCTCACGAATCTCATCCAACATGACAAGGTCATTGGAGTCGCCTCGCCCTGCACGGCGCGTAGGCGCTCCGACTTTATACTGTCTTCCACCACTAAGAATCAGGCGTTTATTTCCATTTGTTCTGGAAACGCGCTCGATATCAGCATTTAATTCGGGATGCGTCTCCTGATCGTTAATCACAGCCTCCCAAACTTCTTCCGCCTTATCCAATGACAGGCTCGTTCCGAATATCGATTCCACGCAAAGCACGTTCATGAAGAATGATGCGATCACTTCTGACAAAACCGTCTTGCCGTTTTGGCGGGAAATCAAAAAGAGAATCGTGCGATAGCGGAACTTCCAACCAGTCTCCAAATCTCCAACAATCTCAAGCGCGTGGATCAGTGCCCATTCCTGCCACGGATAGAGTGATTTTCCAAGCACCGTGTTTGCATATTCAATTGCAGCAAATCCAAGCGATGTATCTGGCGTCAGCTCCCTCAGCTCCGGCGTGTACACCCTTGCTTCTGTCACGCCCTTCATTTACACCACCTTGAATTTACTTCGGATGGAATCGAGGCTCTTGATTTCAGCAGGCGCGCCACTTTCATCGAGCATCTCCTGCAGCTGATTTAGCATTTGAGCATAGTCCTTGACCATCGCTCTAAATTCCTGCATTGCCGGATTCGCTCGGAGCATTTTTTCGCCTGTTCCGACCGTTACCTGCTGCGCAAGTGGCATTTTCGCGAAGCCAGATATCTCTTTATCAATCTTATCCTGCATTGCAGTGATGGCATTAACGAGAGTGACCGCTTTATCTCTCATATTCGGTTTGATATTTTCGCAAAGTTTTTCAGCTTTTGTCATGCAATCACCACCCAATAAAAAAGCGCAACCGCTTGGTCGCGCTTCTATGTCATCTTTTGCTTTATTACGACATCTCTATCACAGTGCTTTTAAATTTCAATCTCACGCGGTAATAATCACCATAGTCACCTGACTTGATTTCGATCTCCATCTCTTCAGCGCCAGAACCGACATGAGGTTCTAGTTCTTTGTAAGCCTTACCGCGCTTTCCAATCTCAGCGAAAATTACTCCCCTGCTCACAAGTTGGATCTTGTCGCCATTCGCTTTGATATAGGTATACCCAGCTGTTCCTTTATTTCCCTCTAATTCAACTCGGAGCATCCTGTCTGTTAGATTTACCCAAATCGAATGCCACTCAGTGCGAACGTCCGCCTGTTTTTGTTGCCCTGCTTCTTCTTTTTTCTTAAACAATCCCATATCCTTCAACCTCCTTTGTAGTTTTATTTTACCACAAATCAAAGGCAGAAAAAATATTTGATTCTTTCGGGGAGGGAAATCAC